CTTCATCAGACTCTTCTGAACTGGCAGGAGAAGAAGGAGTCGAACCCTCATTTTCAGATTTGGAATCTGTCGTGTTACCATTGTCACTATTCTCCTCTAATCCTTCACCTTCATCTGAAGGCATAGGTGTATTAGAAGGCATCGCATTAATATCCTCTGGGGATAACATATTTTCTGATTGTGAACTTCTACCATCATCTTGTCCAGAATCACTTTCTTTTTGATTTTGAACCATATATTCATAAAGTTCTTTTGCAAGTTCAAGTACATCATCTGGTGTAACAGTATTGTTTGCTTTTTCTACCCAGACTTGTTCTTCTGAAGAAAAAGGAACACCAACGTGATGTTTATAATGAAGATTTATTCTATCTATCAAATTAATTTTAGAAATATCTATGTTTAAAGTTTCAAAGAAATTGTTTCGAATAAGTTCTCTGTAACCTCGTCTAAAGACTTTAACTGAGCCAGGATATTTGTTTTGTGCAAGTTTTTCAATACGAACATCTTCTAGAACATTGACAAATGAAAACTCAATATTTTCTTTTGTAGCACGTACTAACAGTTCTAAAGGCGTCCAAAGAGCATGACCTATCTCATGGACAGTCATTAGGTCTTGAATGTCTTTACTCATTTCCTTCCAGATAGGAAGGGACAGTTCACGATTTTTAACATCAAACATTGCTGTTGATTGTTTTCTATGAATTACATGGATATCTTCTTCAGCAAGGAGTTTTGCGAGTGTCGATAAATTTTTCATTAGTTTTTGTCCTCATCACTTGACTATACTTATATGCTACATGATTCGGAGGACAATGTCAAGGCATTTATAAAAACCAATAAAATCAATGGCTTACTATCACGGCTCTCTATCTAATTTGTTTTTTTTGAAGGCAATCTGCCAAGTGATTCGTTTTTGTGATATGTTCAATAAATACATCATAACCCTCGGACATTGGGTCACATATTTTCTCAAGCCCCACTGAGCAACGTCCTGTGTGGTGTAAAACACCCAAATAAGGACATATTACATACATTACATTCTCCCATAAAATTTAGTGTTCTTTGATTGTATTCTATCAAACAGATACCAACAGCAATTATCTTTACCAACACTTTTACTATTTTCTATCCACTTTACACGACCAATACTTACAATTTTTTTCAACATTCCCATATAAGGAATACTTTGTTTAGTATGTATCCAATCTGCATCAAACAATAACCAAGTAGGTCTAAAGGCAGTAAAATATTCTATCATTGGATGCAATAAACTTCTGTCCCATGGCGGATTTGTAATTATATAATCTGCCTCAAATAAGTCGTCTATGTTTATTTCTCTAAAATGTCTAGTTAAAATATTATTTGTTTGTGGCTCCAAATCACTAGCCCAAGAACACCAACCATCTGTCATTGTTTCAATACAATTTACTAAAGCACCATCGCCTGCACAAGGTTCTGCAAAAGCAAATTGTTCTTTAGGTAAATGTTGAATTAAGGGCTCAACAGCTTTACTTGGCGTTGGATAAAAGTCACGTTCAACTCTTTCAAAGTCACTACGTTTCCCCATTATACTGCCACATGACTAAAGTTCCTTATCTTCTCAAATTTAATTGTATCTCTAAATTTGTCAGCGAGTGCATCTTGTTTATGACTGATTACAAATACATTTTCTCCACTTAATGTATTCAGTATCTTTAGAAACTCATCTGTTCCAGTACCATCTAATGAACTATCAAATATTTCATCTAACATAAGTAGATTACAATTTGTAGAGTTTTTCATCTTTGCGATGGCTCTCCAAGTAAAGAGTAGTGCAAGGTCAATTCGCATTTTCTCCCCCTCACTAAAAGATGCATAAGAAAACTCATCACGATATCGTGATTTAATAGTTTCCTCAAAGTTTTCATCTAATGTAAAGTTAACATAGAACTCCATTGATGTAAGATACTTATTAATCAGTTTATTCATTATTGGTAGATACTGTTTAATAATCTTGGTCTTGATACCAGTATCTTGTAACATAGTTCTTGCAGCTTCGGAATAAACTTTGTCTTCTCTTAGTTTGTTTTTCTGTTGTTCATAAAGTAAAACTTCAGCTTTAAGTTCTTCTAGCTTGTCAGTATCAGAAGTTACAGCACCATCAGTTTTAAATTGTTTTATTTCTGTCTGCAATTGTGTATTAAACTTTTCCAGTTCTAGAATTGAAGAATCAATTTTGGCAATATCAACTTGACATTTTCTAATCGTATCGGTAATTGTTTTGATTTCTTTTCTTCTATTACTTACCTTATCTAGTTCATTCTTTAATTGTTTCATACCATCTTGAAGATTAGACGCATCTTTTTCTTTATGTAAAATTATAGAAGATTTAAACTGTTCATCAATGTGTTGCTCACAAGTTGGGCAGTCTGTATTGTCCTCAAAGAATTTTATCATATGAGTGTGTGTCTTGTGTTTTTCTACAAGAGTAGATTGTATATCTTTTAGTTTTGTACTTTTGGTTTCTACTGATAGCTTATCATCAATAGAAGTAAGAGCTGTTAGATAATTATGTTCTAATATATTTCGTTCATTAGTTCTCTTAGAAACTTCTTCTTCGTTATTGTTGATAAGTTCTTGTTTTTGTTGAATAATTTTTTCTTTATTTTCTTTTAAGTCTAATATATGATTTTCTTGAAAGCTTATCTTTTCAGAAGTTAAATCATACTTATATTCAATATTTCTAATATCTTCTACAATAGTTTTAATCTTTTGTTTTAAAATCATATTCATAGTAGAGAATATTTGAATATCTAAAATCTCTTCTACAACTTCTCTACGATGTCTAGCCTTTAATTGCATAAAAGGCACAAATGTTGAACTACCAAGAATAACCACTTGTGTAAAAGAACGATAGTTTAGTTTAAGTATCTGTTGTTCAAGAATCTTTTGATAATCTCTTACGTTTGCTTCTAGGTTTAACATAATACCATTTTGATAAATCTCAAATTTATTTGGTTTAATAGAACGCATCACCTTGTAGTGTACTGTTCCAATCTCAAATTCAACTTCAACAATTGTAGCTGAATTGTTAATAGAGTTTATCAATTGATTCTTACTGATACTACGAAATGGTTTACCAAACAATCCAAAACACAATGCATCAAGAACTGTGGATTTACCAGCACCGTTCTCACCAATGATAAGTGTAGTGGGACTATTGTCTAATTGTATTTCGGTAAAGTTATTGCCTGTGGAAAGAAAGTTTTTCCATCTTACATATTTAAAATTAATCAAAGAAAGGACTCCAAAGTACCACATTTATCTGAAACAATATTAGGTATTATAATATCATCTTTTGATCTTTTTTCTAACAAATCATTTAACCTTTTTTTAAAATTTGAATTATCATAACTACCCCTTCCTTTATTTGCAAATCGAATTGTTAAAACAATATTTCCCATAAGATATCCTTTTTCACTATCCAATCTGTCTACCGATACTGCAAATGGCGAATGTGGTTCGAATAAATCTTCTAGGCTCATATTAACACCTAACCAATAACACATACCATTCTGTATGTCCCACATTTCTTTTAAATTACTAATGGTAATGGTACATTCATGTCTTTTAGTAGATTGATTCCCTACTCGTAAATCATTTTTTCGATATTCTGCTCTAATCCTTCCTGCTTTTTTGGGGTTGGATAATACTCTTGCACCTGTGGCTCCATGTGTTGCTGACATTTCTACGTTTTTCATCAAATGTTTCCAAGGATCACGCATCAAAGTTCTAAATCCTGAGCTTCAGTATATAATTGTCGTTGTAAATTAATAAGTCTTCCCTTATCCAAAGTAGTATCTAGCTCCTCAATATACTTACCAAGTAATGTCATTGTATCTTGTGTATTTTCTACTATATCATCAGACACAGTATTTGCATCTAAATCAGAAAAATCTTCTATGATTTTAACTTCGTGACAGTCTGCCTTTAGTATTCTATCAATAAACTGGTCAAATTTATACAAATCTTTCTTATTTACAACAATAACTTTAACATAATTATTTTTATGTTTACTTACGTCATATTTTGTATAATCATTTTGTGTGTCATCATAATAAATTTTGTTGTGAATAGTAAGTGGGTTTATTATTCTTTCAAGTTCTCTTGTTTGCGTATCAAAAACATGAAATCCTTTTCTATCATCACAGTCAGACCAATAAAATTCATACGGAGCTCCCAAATAAAATATATGACCGTCATCGGACTTATGGTGAAAATGACCAGAGAAAACAGTATCAAACTTTCCAAAAATGCTTTTATTAATTCCATGTTCGTTTATCAATCCTTTTGCCATTGCAAAACCAGCAACCTCTAAATGACCCATGCAAACTTGAGCATTTGTGTTTTCAATCATTGTTAGAGTATTAGCATGATTTTCATTATTAATCCAAGGTACAAACAGTATAGGTGTATCATCAAACAATACAGTTTCAGCTTCTGGATAAATATGTATCTGTTCATATCTATCACCAAAAAGTTCAGCCACAGAATTTACATCATTTGTATTTTTATAATAAGTATCGTGATTACCAATCAAAACATGAAGTTCTATACCCAGTTCTATAAACTGCTTGACAAATCGTTCACGAACATCTTTTGCTGTTCGGTATGAAACAAATTTACGTCTGTCCATAATATCACCCAAATGAATACAATGAGTAATATTATTTTCTTTTAAGTATGGAAAAAATTGTTTTTCATAAAACTGGTAGAAATATTCATTAAAGTTTACATTATCATTTCTTGCACCAAAGTGAGTGTCGTTAATTATAGCAATCTTCAACCATCTAGCTCCATAAAATTTTCTAAACCTTTTGGGGTTTTGTTTGTATCTTTTTTCTTTGGTTTATAAACAGCCTCATCAGGCACCATTACATTTATATCAAATCCACTAACTTGATATTGTCTGTCATCATGTGGATTTGTGACCCAAGGTATAAACTCTTGTTTTTCAATTAATCTATGTTTTACATGAGTTTGTTTTTTCTCTTTTTGAATCCTACGAATAAATGCATAATATATTATTTGAGTAAAATATGCAAATGGATTGTTTGATTTTTCTGGATTAAAATTATGAAGATATTGAAGACAATTTTCAATACCATCTGAGATCATTTCTTGTTTATATGTGTAGTTAATAAAGTTTGGTCTAAAAGAAAGTCCATTTGCAATTTTAAGAAAACATTCGCCTATATAATTTGAAACTCTAGGTTTTTCTTCACCCATTTCTTCAGCTTCACGACATTCTTCTTTCCACTCTTTCATGGCTTCTAAGAACCTTTTATTGTCCACATAATGTACACCTTTTTTCTTAGGTTTTCGGGCCATATCTATATTCCTTATTAGCAGCTTCATCTAATTGTTTCATTACTTCTTCTGTAAAGTAAGTCTCTGGATCGTTCATAATTGTTTTACCAAATTGAGTCTTACCGTCTGGTAGTTCAATACGAGTAGATACTTGTTTAAATATATCATATTTAACTGCAAGATCAATTAAACCATAATATTTATCAAGACCCTTTTCATATGATAGACGAACATCTACCATCTTGTTCTCAATAGTCAATCGTGATTTGTGATTCTTACAATGTACAATATTACCAACAACCTCTGTACCGTCCTTATCTTTTTTCTTAGATAGGAATATAATAGATGAGGCTGCATATTTCAGTCCAGAACCACCACCCATTTCTTTTGTTGGGAACATAGAACCCATCGAATCATATGTGTGATTTGTGACAATCATTGGTACTTTTGCTTTACCCAGCTTCAGAGTTAGTACTCTAAATGCAGCTTTAAGAACTTGAGCCCGTGTCATATCTCGTGTCTCTTTACCATCAGCAGTATCTTCCACTTCTTTAGTAGTAGACAACATACCTAACGAATCAAGACATAACATCATAGGTTTACGATCAGATTCTTTTTGTTGCATATATGAATCTAATACCTTGAGTGATTGTGTACGAAACTCTTGTACTGTTGTAACAGGAAGAATAACCATACGATTGGGATCAATACCTCTTTCAACTACCATTGATTTTGTAATTGCACTTTCACTCTCAAAGTAAAGTACACCAGCATCTGGATTTGCATCTAAGAAGTTTTTAACCATTCCCATAATAAAGAAGGTTTTACCTGTTGCACTTTCACCTGCTATTGCAGTAATCTTATTTGATGGAAGACCACCATATATACTACCACTTAACAGAGCATTAAATATGTAACTTCCAGAGTCGATGAAACTTTCTACATCACCAGCTTCAACTCCATCACTTACTAATGCAGCATATTCATTTCCCACATCCTTTAGAACTCTTTTCAAAAAGTCATTCATTATATATCACCCTCTTTTCTACTTGCAGAACGCAATGCATCAAAACCGCCAGGATAACGATCAGATAACTTTGCTACATTTATGTCTATAATTTCTTCAAAAGTAGTATCTAGTGCCATGCAAGCCTGTGCCATGTACCAACATATGTCTCCTAATTCAGAACGTAGATGTCGAATTGTATCTTCATCAATCTCTTTACCTTGAAACAAAACCTTCTTTACAATGTCATTGAACTCACCTACTTCACCAGAAAGTCCAATAGATGCTGTTAAAAGTCTAGAGGTATTCATACCCTGTTCTTCCATGATACCAATACAATTAATCATATCATCAGTATTTTTTGTTGGGTCACTACTGACCGTATCAACAAAGTTAATATAGTCTGTCAGGTTAGTCATTTATATGTCACGCTGCATATCTGCGGCTTCATCAATAAGTGTAGTAATCTCATCAACAGTATTGCATAAAATCTTTACAGTTTGATATTCGTCATCATCATCTCTTCCACTAATTTCAAACATGAATCCATTGTCATACATATTAACCATAAATTGATCACTTACTTTTGAAATTTTATCACCGATTGTTGTAATTGCGTTTTGTACCATATTATATTTCTCCTACTAATACGTTTTTTAATTTATTCCCTTTATAATACACTAAATTAGCACCAATGTCAAGAGTTAATTTAATATAATTTATTTATTTTAGGGGTTGACAAGGCTACCTGTTATGTGTATAATAGGTATTGTACCTTCTTCAGAATAATAAGAATAGTATTAATGTATTGT